ACCGCCAGTAACGAGAGCAGGAACAGCCCCTGAAGTTACAGTCGGAGTAGTAAAAAGAGCCCCGCCAGAAGCAGCAGCAGCCCCTTCTACGTGACCAGACTGGCCACCGAAGGACACACTGCCAGCAAATCCGGTCGTGGTGTTCTCCGGGGAAAGACTTAGCCGCCCCGGCACAGATTGTAATCTATCTAATGACATATCAGATTCTCCTAAATAAAGTTCGGGGGCTGTTTAGGCCCCCTCTAATCTATCAACCAATTACGTAGTGGTTAGACCCGTTACCATTCCGTGAGCAGTCGGAACAATTCCGAACTCTCCGTAAACTGCATAACGTGCCTGCCATGTATCGGTTACCGGACTCAAGCGGAAAATGCTTCCCCCCGCAGTCGGATCTTCTACCCATCCACCATCAGGACGCGCATGGAACTCAATGAAGTCTGAGTTCATGAAGTAGTAAGAATCATCCTCAACAAAGCGCTCAGCAATCACAGGCACTGGTCCAGTGTCTGACATGAACTCAAGAGCCGAGAAGGAAAACTTACCCTTCGGTCCTTCGTTCCGAGACTCTACAACCATGTACCGCTTCTGATCCTCAAGTTGATTGAGGAGCTTGCGATACTGAACAAAGCTAGTTACATGCATGTCAGGCGTTTCTCCAAACGCGTACTTAATTGCAAGGTTTCCCTCATTAAGTAAGTCAGGAGTAATACCGATACCTACAGCAGTACTCTGGAAAGGAGACTGCCAACGGTAACCAACATTTATCGAGTATAGCGTTGAAGCAGTCGCAAGCGTTACGCCACGTAGTCCAATGGCGTCCTGTCCACGGCTGTTCTGCATATAAACGCTATGCGTACCCGCTCCAATACCTGCAAGATTAAGAGTACCACCGTCTATCTGAGACAAACGAACGGTACGAGTTGCAGGAGTTACGGCAATAATCTCAAACAGCGCTGCATCTGAGTTAATATTGACGTAATCTTTTGGCTCAAAGTTAGCTTGCTTCCAAGGAGTTTCTCCGGTCGTTATAATAACAACATCGTAGACATTTGGACTGACAAGATTTTGGCTACCAGAGAAAGCACCCAAACGCCCATTACCAACGGCGCTACTTGTAGTAGCATCATTGAAGAGCATTCTGGAAAGATTAGCCTGCCACGCTTGCACACCACGCTTTACAGGCTCACGAGAAAGGCGAACAAACGCCCCTTCGTCAGTCTGAGAAGCTTTGATTGCCTCATTATCAACTTCGATAATGGCAAACAACTTCTTGCTGGTAATACGCATACGGGCATAGTTGGTAGCATTAGGACGAGGGATAGACCCCGATCCTCGTCCACCACCAAAGCTGGTAGGAACGCTGATTAGAGCTTCATCACCAACAAAGGAATCATTACGCTTGCATTTTGCGAGTACAACGTTTTCGGAGTTGTACATATCCCGGCTCATACGGAGGTATTTAGTTTTAAATACTCCCTGAGCTGTAGTTAAATTATAACTGGCCATAAGGCAGCAACTCTCATTTAAAGGTTAAAAAGATAACCGAGTTGCCGCCGTAGGGGTTCCCTACTTAAGTTTCCCGGCCCAGCTTTCCTTTTCCGCACTACGGAAAAATTCTTGGTAAAGCTGTTCGTCTATCTCTTCACCCTTCTTATTCGCGCTGCCCTGTTTAAGGCCGGAGTTGAGGCGTTGTGTCTTCGCCCTCTCCACCTTACGGTTCAGGTTCTGTACCGATTTGGAAGGTGTACTAACAATCTGTTTGATTATGTACTTAATATCCTCTTTCTGCCAAGACAGGTTTTGCATGGCCTGTTTAAATAGGTCTTCGGCAAATTCATGGTTTTTAGCTAAGGAAGGGTCAATCTCCTCTAGAGCTGTGTAAACCTTGTCCCTAGTAGAGTACTCGATGTGAACTCCCGCCACTTCTTTAGGGCCTACTTCATCAATGGAAGCAAACTCCTTACCCGGCCCCACCATCTCTGGAATGATGAAATTGTGGTAAAGATTAACGAAAGCATCCCGGGATAAACCTACTTTTTCGCAAATCTGCCCCACCTCAGTATGAGATTGCTTCACCTTCTCTGAGAATCCAGCCTCCGATTCTACCTTCTTTAGCCTCTCCTCCGCTGCATTAGCTCTCTGCTCCGCAAAGTATTGAGCCCTCTCAGAAGGAGACATCTCGCTATAAACGGATTTAATCTTATCTAGCTTTTCAAGAAATTCCCGCTCAATTTCAACGGCTTCAATCTCATTCTTGGCAGCAAGTCGCGCCATTGCCTTAATCGTAGGTAGAGGATTCCCCTCCTTGGCTACGTCAATAGCCTGCTGAGCCTTCAGGATGATGGACTCAACTCTTCCATCTACTTTCTTTTCCCTTTCAGTGGCGTAAGACAGCCGTTGCTCTATGCCGCGATTAAACTTCTCCTGCCCTAATTTGGCCTCTATCGCCTGAGCAACAGAGAACTTAAAGGGCTTGCCGTTAAGCTGCATTTCCAGCTCGGCATTCTCAGGAATAGTAACCTTCTCCCCATTAAGGAACGCCTCAAGCTCTCCCGCTACTTCTTCCTGTACTTCCTCAGTATCGGATTCAGATGCCGATTCAACATCCTCGTCATTTCCTCTATTCTGCTCCAGAGATTGAAGGACCTCCTTGGCAGCCTGCTTTTTTGCAGTAACTTCTTTGACCTTAACTTGCCTATCCGCTGCCCTTTCAACAAGATTCTCATCAGCTGAAATCTCCTCATCATAAGCATTAAGCAAATCGTCAGCAGACCCCGGACCTCCTTTCATCCCGGTTTTTGGGAGAGGCTGAACAATAATAGATGTAGGTTCGGTGGTGGTTGTGGGTGCAATAGGTGTCGCTTCAGTCATCTTACATTTACCTTAAGGGTTGTGGTTCAACTGCCATCGGAGGGAGCGCCGTAGGCTCTCCCATCGAAAGAGGCTCAGCTGGGGGCATAGGCCCCGGTTCCATTACGGGACTAATCCCCCCGCCTGAAGCAGGAAGCATTCCGCCTCCGCCCATGGGATCCATTAAGATTCCGCCGCCGGGGGGAGGCATCTGGAATACGACAGGCCACTGACCACATTCCATCATTACCCGCTGCTGAAATAATGGATTAGGAGGCACAAGCAACATGCCCATTGGGTCAGTAATACCAAAAGCCTTCTTGTACATCAGATATTCAGTCATGCCCAAGTGAGAAAGATATAGCTGCCTTGCGTCCTCTTCTATTAGCTGCTTAAAGTCCCGTCCCTGCATTTCCTGAATATGAGTTCTCCAATGCACTATCAAATCTTCGACAGGAGAAGGTTCAGGAACTTCCTGCCCCTTTCTCATGTCCTCATTCTCGCTCTTAGCAGCAGAGAAAGCTCTGGATGCAACATCCTTAAATTCTTCCACTGCTCCAAGGTCTGTTAGCTTTACGAACTGCTCTCTGGTTACTGGAGAATCTGGAGGAAGGCGAACATTGGCAATTTCAATCATCTCCTCAACTCTCGCCGCCGGAGACTGAGAAAGCGCTGTGGTCGTCTCAATCCGTATGTCGTAAGGCTTAGCTAAATTCGCTACTTGGAACTGCCTAATTCTAAACTCATTAGACTTGCCTGCTACCCGCGCCAGTCTTCCATCTGAATCTTCGTAGAAGTCCCCCGCAGTAGCCAGTACCATCTTGGCATCATTAACAAGCGCCACTTCATTGTACTTAATAGCCATGTAATAGGCGCGTTTATCTTCTTGGTCTTCTAGAACACGTAGAGCTTTTGCTGCCCGAACTCCGCTAGGAGCCTGCCCAGTTGATAGCGTATACTGCCCAGATATCTTATTAAAAATCTCCTCAAGCTTCCCAAGATAACCAAACGCATCCTGTGAAACAGAACTAGTTTGGAGATAAGACGGGGGCTCATCGCTGTACTGGATAAGAGTTGACTCATTCACTAACTGCGTAATGTCACAACTGCCCTCTCTCATGGCAATCTTAGGATGAGCCGTAAGAACCAGCGCCTTGTAGATAAGAGATGCACACGCATTGATTTGATGCTGAATTGGGAAAATCTGCTGAATGAAGCTCATTCCACGAGATTGCCCCGGCACATCAATGTCAGAGAGATAAATATATGGAAGCTTCCCATGCGAGTAGGGGAGTTCTGTAGACTCTAAAACAAGCCCCTTAATACGTTTAATCTTTCTGCCAGCTTCAAGCTTAGGGTGATGTCTATGATGAAGCGTGTAAACAACACAATCATTCTCAGATTTAGCTATGTTCAGGCCGTAGTTCTTAAATAAGTCCACCCCCCCATCAGCCTTAATCTTATCAGCAAGATCAGGGTAAGAAGATCGTAGCTCATCTACATCAACAACTTCCCACTCAATGCACCAGTTAATCTTCTCCCTATTGGGAGTAGGTTCCTCAAAGACGTGATAGCCGGGTACCACTCGCTCATCCACCTCTCCAATTCTAACGGCTGATTGAATGAATATTGGAGAACCATCCTGTCCCATGACGGGCTGACCAGATGAATCTAAAAGAGGAATGCGCTCCTTCTCTTTCTGTGCTTTTACCCAGTCAGGATGGAGGTCTCCCTTGGAGGGGTCATACTCGATGAAGCGGAAAGCTTCCCCTGTAGTTTTAGCAAGGCGAACTAGTTCGGCATTCTTTCTATCAATGTTGTTGATATACCAAATGTAATCCAGCACATCCTTTGCTATCTTTGAATCGTCAGCATCCTTTGATTCAGCATTAGCAGGATTAACGGCAACAGCAGGACGAAACCTAGTGAGTTTAGAAACCCAGTACTCAACCGCATCCCATGTATGATTGAGGACAATACGAGGAGATCGTTTATTGGAAGACTGCATCTTCTCCCAAAATCGATTAGCGTACTTCTCTTGGAAATTCCAATGAATCCCTCGATAGACAAGGAGATTGTCTCGCTGGAGCTGGAAATAGTCTCCGTAGTACTGGTCACAGACTTCTACAGCCTTATTAAACCAATCATCTACTTCTTTACTATCGTCTAAGTCTTGGATGGTCCAAAAGGGGCGAATGCCCTTAAAGCTGGAAACGTCCTCATCAAACGGGTTCTTAGAAAGCGGTCCAATCGAGTATCCCATTATGCTGCCCCATTATTCTCTCGTGCAAATTCTACAATCTTCCGCTCTTCTTCCGTTAGTGACGGCTCAAGCCAGTCCACTATGTCCGCGTTATCCTTAGTCAGCTGAGAAAGGACCCGCCTATTCTTCTCATCCTGCAAAGGGGTATTCGGGAGCTTCTTAATCTGGAAGCCCCTTTGAAGAATCGCCACCCCAATATTAGCAGAAGAGGCAAGCGTGTTCGCCCTGTCTGCTACCTTCTCTGCCATCTTAGTTTTTACCTGAACTTGCGTAAGTCGCCCATCCAGTCTTTTAAACTCCCCCCTTGCCAACTTCTCTAGGGCTTCTAGCGCCCCAACTCTATACTGAGCTAATCGGGTATGACGTGCATCATGCTTTCGTAGCTCCAGTCTAATAAAAATGTAGAGAGCTACGATGGCTACGAACACGAGTAGGTTACTAATCAGTGTTAGAATCATAATTTAACGCTGCCTCAAAAACGTCCTCCCCCCAGTCCATATCTCGGGAGGTAAGCTCCTTAACCTGAATTGTCCCTTGGTTAGACGACAGCCACAAAGGGCCATGATCCCCAGCCTGAGCCTTTTGCTTTGTTTTAATATTAAGCGCTGGAACGCCATAATCCAAACAGTCCATTAAATGATCATCTTTTCCGGGCATGTCTCCTGCGTCGTTAGTTACGTAGTTTTCAATTTCCCAGATAAACTTCTTGCACCTATCGGAGACTAGAAAGGAATGCTCTTCCGCCATTAACATCTTAACAATACTGATGTTATCTTGTTTATTGTGCCTTCTCTTCCTGCTTGGAGATATGGAAACTCCAAAGTTGGACGACATCTCATGCCTGAACCATGCCGCTGCCTCATCCGCCACCTTTCTCCAATCTCCAGAAAAGAACTCCGCCATCTTTGGCTTAGCAACATCCCAGATGGACCTAGCATCAGTGCGCCGTCTATCCTGCTCATAGATTTCATCTAGAACAAAGAGCTGGCAAGTGTACGGGTTAAATGCGAGAAAAAGCCCCGCAAAGGTAGAGGTACTTCCCGGGTCAGATATCCACGCCCATCGGCACTCATTCTTCTGCCTCTCCAGAAGAGCCATAAGAACACCATGCGGCTTAACGTGTACGGCTTGAGCCCACAGCGGGAATATCATCTCCGCGCCGCCTATGCAGTCTTCTCCTAAATATTCCCGCTTCCAAACTGCCTCATCCCCTTGAGCAAGGAGCTGCCGCTTAATCTTATCCAATTCCGGCTTATTGATTGCCGGATTAACTGAGGTAGGAAGCTGGAGATAGCCTCTAGACTCATCCCCCCCATCAATCTGCTCTAGAAGGTTTCTCTTGAACTCGTAGTAGTAGCCATCTCTTTTGGGAGGAGTGCCGAACACAAGCAGAGACGCCTTCTTGGCAATAAGATTAGGTCTCATCACCTCAATATCAAACTCCTTGCTATGGTCTTGGAACTCATCATAGATGACAAAATCAGGCTTAACGCCTCGAAGGGCAGAATAATTCTCAGCCCCATCAATACATATGAATGCGTCGTTTTTAAACTGTAGTCTAAGCTCTGACTCTTTAGGCTCCCCATCTAGGTACTCAGTCGGCCCATATTCCTTAAGACGCCCAGAGGACCAATAGATCTCTTTCCCCTGCTTTCTCTGTGGGCAAATGATGTAGACCAGAGCCCCCGGAGTCGTCAGGGCATAAACCCATGCACAATATAGAGCTATTTCAGTCTTGCCACAGTTTCTCCCAAACTGTGCTTGGATAATGGTTTTCTTATCGCGAAACAGTGCGCGAGCTACTGCAATCTGACCAGCATGGAGAGGCTTTTTATGTACGTTATTAATCTTGTGGTAGAGGGCGGTCATCATCACGACTTGGTCCTCCACTATCGAATTGTACCCCAACTGCCGTATCTGACTCTCCGCTTCCCTCTCGGATTGATAGAACTGCGCTCTTGTCTGAGTCATTTTCTTCCGGCTTAAAGTTAATAGCCTGCACCTCTACCTTTGAATAATCATGCACAGGATCTATCTCAGCTAGCCGCTCCACTGCCTGCTGAAGCATAGTGGTTTGTTGAGGAGTCCCTTGAGAATGATGAGCGATTGCTACGTTAGAAGTAGATTTACCAAGCTCTAGACGCCCCATCTGATCGGCTGTGAAAGCAATTGAGAGCAGCGTTTTAGCTTGGCTAGGATTGAGAGAAAGAAGCTTCTCCTTGTCTTCTACAAAGTTCTCAATCCATTCTAGAATGCCAGAGAGAGCCTTCTGCTTAACTTTGGAGACAAGCCCAATGGAGGTATAGATCATCTCCTCCATCAAGGATTCTTGAATCCTAGCTGCCTTATCCCTCGCCTCAAGAATCTTCTTTGCAATTGGGAAGCCTGCTTTGCGAGCCTCCTTGAAGAACTTCTTATCAGTGGTGATCTCTATTTCTTTGTTAATCCCAGCCTGAAGTTGGTCAAGAACTGCCTCAGCTCTAGTCTTCTTTTCCGCCCATGCTTTCTTTCCTTGGCCTTCCACGGGGGCGGCTGATGGGGAGTGATTCAATAGGTCTTGATTCGATAGGTCGTGGGGCTTCTTGTCCGATTCCACTTATCATCCTGATAAAGGTGAAGGTGTCTTCCATTTTGAGAAAATCTATTCTCTGGCCAATGTACGCTTTAAGCTGCTCATGGAACTGCTCACTTGCTACTTTAAGGAGTA